ATGGCTTACATTGAGGGCCGTGGTTCTTGGGAGCTTAATCTGTATGATGATTTGGCTGACGCTATGAAGGAAGGTGCTAATGCTGCTGGTGTGGCTGTGCGCTGGGGGGCAGCTTGGCATGTACCTGACATTCGTAAGTGGGAAGGTACAATGGAAGATGCTATGAATGCTTACGTTGACAGACGCAGAGAGCAAGGTCGAAGGCCATTTATTGATGGCCCTCACTTTGAGTTAATGCTTTAAATGAGCGAGCTTATCTGAGTGACGAGATAAAGTTTTTAAAGTTTTATCACGACTGTATCCTAAGAAAGACATGCGTCTGCATATAGAGTCTTTACTCTTGCCCTCTAAGGCTAGCCTGATTATTTCTTTTGTTTCTGGTCTACCATCTCTACCGCCCATGTTGTAATCAACAGGTAAGTTTTGTTTTAAGAATCGGCTTTGACCATCTCTTTCTTTAGCTCTTTTATTTACCTGCTTTGCGTCTTCAAGCATTGCGGCTAGTAGTTTCTCATTCATATGTGATAGCCTTCTTTTCTTAGTTTGTTTACGAATTGATTTAACTCAGAACGTGCTGCCCATAGATCTTGTTTTACATTTGGGTGTGGATCAGTTCTGTTTTCTTCATCGATTAGCGTATCAACTCTGCGCTTGAGAAAGTCTAATTCTACTTCATGTGCGCGGTGTATCTTCATTGCCTTCTTCCTTGCTCTACGACAGGCCAGAATATGTTGTTGCGATGAATGAAATTATTTAGGCCAGATAGTTTTACGTCAAGTATTTTTGCTGCTTGTGTTTGAGTGCAGCGAGATTGCGCCAGTGCTTTTACTAGCTGTAGTTTTTCTCGTTTGTGACGTTGCGTCATTTCTTCCCATGTTTCCATTAATTATTCTCCCCAATGAAAATAAACATGAACATCAATTCGATTTGGAATTGTTTGTGTATATTCTTTTTTTGTAAATTCTTCTTGCTCGCAATCAGATTCTGTTAATAGAAGATCTGTTATTTTGCAGTTTAAATAATTAGCTATTGCTTTAACTACTGCAGCAGATGGATTTGGAACTTTTCCATTTTCATATTTAGAAAGCAATGATTGATCTAAGCTAAGACTTCTAGCCATTTCTAATTGTTTTATATTTTGTTCTTGCCTTAAGTATTTTAACCTTCTGTGATTTAATCTCATGATGAACTCCTTTGGGTAAAAAAAAGCCCCACTTAAACAGTGCGAAACCTAATTAAGCGGGGCAGTTGTGAGGAGGGCAGGACGTCCCTCTGGAGAACTAAGCTTAGCTTAGAACGGAATGCTATCTTCTGACAAGGGTGAAGATGCAGATTTTTGACCTTGTTGTTTGTCGCTTATTTGAAAAGACATATAAGGTTTACCATCTTTCATGCGCCTCCATCCAGCAATACGTTTCTCTTCACCAACTGGCCCAGAGTAATCGGGTGCTGCATCATTGCCCTTCTTGTCGTTGTCAAACATGACCGCCATCTTTTGATAGACTTCGACAATGCCACGCCCATCTTTGGTTTGGTCTTTGACAAGAACTACTTTTGAATCCACGCCCTCTACATTGACTTTACCTTGTAAGATCATTTGCTGTGTTGGGAATGGTGTAAAGGCTGCGCCTCTGTTTGTGTCATCGTACTGTTGATCTGCCATGCTTCTGGCTCCTGTGTTATGTGACTACCAGCCACTGCTCTTGTTACCACTGTCTTGATCGTACTTGTTGCCATCCATCTTACCTAAGAAGATGTCAGCATCACATCCAATGTGCGACAGTGCTTTGGTTAGGCCATCAGTGATAGCCATCTTCGGTGCATCTTCAGCCATACGACCCTTAGCTGCATCAAAGAACTTACGGCACCCTGTGAAGGGGCCAAATGAATTTGCTGGCGATGTATGCCAGACAGTAACATGCGCTAGTACAGCGCTGTCTCCGTTGCTTACTGGCACAATCTCTGTTGTGTTGTGCCAGCCCCAGCCATCACCGACTGCTCCGAACTGTTCGGTCATTTTTTTGACTTGGTATTGCGGGTCGATGGCGGTGAATGATCGGCTGCCGAAGCTAACCTTCTTCAGATATTTGGGGTCTGAAGAGGCTAGCTTGTCCCAGATGTCTAGGTTATTAGTCATTGTTGGTTCTCCTTGTTATGCGGAGTGATCCCCGCTTGTCTCGTTTGATTGTAAGGTGGTCGCAGTAAACTTCTCGTTCGTTACTACCGACCATTTGTTTAAGATCTTTCTTTGCGTTCTCGAACACGCGGTTATGTTCGTACCCATTGATGTAGGTAATTGCTGCGTCGATGAATTGGTTGTCTGTGCTGGCGTTTCGCTTGACCATGTTGTCCACCTCAACCTTGTCAATGGAGATGTCTGGCGTTTGAATACCAATCGGTTCTTCGTCGCGTACAACGTAACCCCAGAAATCTGACACCACTGCCCACATAGAATTGAAATACTTGTGGTTGTACGAGACATAGGTTGATTCCCATTTGCTGTTGCCAAAGATTACTGAGAAGTATGCGCCATCTGCATCTGATAGGTAGCAGTACAATTGTATTTGCGGCATGTAGTATTCGATAATGTCATCTATATTTTTGTATGGATTGGTGTGCTTGGCTTCAACAATGCGAGATCCCCAGCGAGCGTCTATCATACCCTTGGCTGGCACATTGCCAATCATATCTTCTAGTTCTTCTTGATGCCCAGACAATACGCAATCATGCTCTTGTTCAAACCATTTAAGATTGAAGTCTTCAGTCCAGCTACCAAGCTGTACTGCAATATTGCGAGACAAGTCGTCTGACTCTACGCGACCAGTCTTGATCTGCCATAGCTCAAGCCAGTTACCTTGCATAATTTTTACGCAGTCACTGCCGCCTATGAAACCTTTGCGGTTCATTTAGTTCTCCTTTGTAACCATTTAAATGGCTTTCTATTTGTACACCTTACTGCATATGCGCAGCTTACTCAAGGTATTTCTTGAAGTCAGCATGATGTAAGTCAGTAAGCTCAAGAAGTTTTTTCTTTTGCTCACCTTTGAGATATGACTCGCCAACAGGCTCACCATTTTTAATGCGCTTGGCTATAATTTCATACTCATCTAGTACATAAGAATATTTTTTGTATTCTTTAGCGTAGTGTGGTGAGCTTGTGGCTTTGGTAATGTGTGCATCCCACACACTGCTAGCTACAGCAGTGCCTATTGATTTAGGTTTCTTCATTATCATTGTCCTTTGGCATTAGTTTAAATTCATAAAGACCATTGCCTTGATAGCGGCGCTCTACAATTCTATATCCAAATTTTTCTTTTCTTAGATTTCTTATTTGTGCAGACACACTTGGCTCTGGAAAATTAAGATCTTCTGAAATTTGTTTTACAGATAGCCAATCATTATTTTCCATATACATTCTTACTTGATGTATTTGTTGCGTAAGTCTTGGTTTGTCTCGACTGGAAACGTAATCATCTCCATCAAACTCAGGTGTTATTTTTTTCTGCATGTGCGTTCTCCATGAATGTTAGGAATTGTTCGCCAGTCATTATGACTAACGTTTGCGGACTGCCTGTCCGTCTTTTGTAGAAAGCAATGTCTCGCTTATCTAATACTGTGTATGGGCTAGGGAAGTTAGACTTGTCCCTATACTTTACTTCTCCCACCAGTTCTTGGCCGAAGAGTTCGAGCTTGATGTCTCCGCTATACTCTCCTCCCAAACTGCCTGAGAGGGGTTGCCTCTTGGCTTTGATACCCGCTTTTGTAAGCCAGTCGACGAACCACTTTTCGTGGTAAGTTCCTTTGTTCTTGTTACGATTTGCCACTTGTCCTCCTCATAGCAATGAAGGCAGACGTACCAATGCTTTTCGTATGTACCGCCGCTATTGTTTTTAAGTATTGCAACGAACCAAGTTGTTTCTGTTTCGCAAGCAATGCAGTTAATAGCCTGTGCTTTTTTCAAGCTTTAAACTTAGATCTAATTGAAATGTTCTTGCGCTTTGATGGTCCTACTTTCCTTGCGTACTCTTTCATTTCATTAGCCTTGTGTAGATACTCAATAGCATTTGAAACTTTACTTGCTGTTTCATACCTAAGCTCAGACACTAAGTTTATTGTACGATAGTAAGTTGAAGTTGGTACATCAGCTTGCTTGAATGCTGCAAGCAAAGGGATATTGTACCCCTCTGCTTTGTCTTCTAGATATTTGAGATATGATTTCATGCTGCATTAGTGCAGCACTTCATTCATCATTGTCAAGATCTTCTGGTTCTATCTCAATCTCGCAGTCACCATTACAGTTAAAGCAAGTGTCTTTGTATTCTTCTTCGTAGCCTACATCGACATCAAAACCTTGCCTAATAAATCTGGTGTAAGTCAGAGTGCCATGACCGTAGCACTCTGGGCATTCAATAAGGGATGTAGTCATCAACATTTGGTATGTCATGGTTGTCCTCCCAAGCCTTGGTTGCACGTTGTAAAAACTTTTCACGATTAAAACGTGGGTTAGTTTTTTCTAGCTCATCAGCTATTGAGTGCAGGTGAGAGGGCCAACCCACCATTGGCCCAATCGTGTCTGCAATAAATTCATAGTGTTGTTTACTCATTCGCATTTTTGTTCTCCATTTTCCACACACGAATACCGTTATCAACTTTTCTAGTTACTGCTTTATAACCCAGTCTTTTTATAGTTAGAGTAAAGCTATTTGCTCTTTTTCTATTTTTAACAACAACGCTATCTCCAACCTCCATTTTTCTTATAATTTTTGTCAAATGACCTGACCCGTTATGTCCGTGTTCAGATATTGGAATATTCTTTTCAATTTTATAGTTCATTGTGGTTCTCCTTTGATTTACAAATAGCCATACAAGATTCATATGACCCGTTACCTTTCCATGTGTGAAGGTTATCAATACGACCTTCGTTAAGCTCCTCTTGTCCTCTAGCTAATGCTTTAGCTTTTGTTTTATGTTTGGTTGACAGCACTAATGTGCTGCCATCTGTGCGCTTGCTAAACCACCAAGCACTATTCATTCTGTATACTTCACCGTGTCTCATGCCATCTCTATCCATTGTTTTGATTTCATTGCGCTAGCAATCTGTAGTTCACGATTGTACTTAGCAATCTCTGGCTTACGCAGATCTTGTGTATGCGTAGCCCAGTAAGTAAGGCAGTTGTATAGCGCCCACTTGTTTGAGCCGAGGTTTCTGCGCTCGTCGCTCCAAATACTCAGCAAGTTTTCTAGTTGCTTTTCGTTGGTCTTGGTGACTGACTGCTGACGTGTGAATGCTTTGCAGACAGTCTTCTTAAAGAAGTTTTCTATCTGTGGTTGCTCTAGCTTGGTTTGCATCCAGCTTTGCCAGATATCCTTGCGAGATTGAAAGTGCTCAAGTCCATTGACCACCTTGGCTGCTGCGCCTTCGACGTTGATAGATGCAGTGTGCTTGTATCTACTACGCGCTACTGTGTCGGGTGTGGTGCAACCATTGAGGCACCATAGCCGTAAGCCATTGGCTTGCTGAGAGAAAGACCAAGATGCATCGTAGCTATTGAAGAAGCTGACTCGGAACTTAACGTAGTCACCAACTGCTGGTTCAACAGTAAGATTATTAAATAGTATCTCACCTCTTAGTTTGCGTCCGTCTTCAAGCACATCAACGCTTACTTCATAATCGTCTGATAGATCTGCTGACTTAACTCCGTCGAGAACTGAGTTGACTACATCATCGTGTGATACAATTTTGTAGCGTGATCCGTGTACGCCCAACACCTGATCGGTGTCGGTACGCACAACAGCTTGATGACCAGCAATGATATTGCCAAGCTGATCGTGGATTGGTTGTTGTTCAACAGGAAAGTTGAAGTCACTCATTGAGAAATGTTTCATGCTATACCTCTTCTAGTTTTGCATTTATGTCTGCAAAGCAAACTGCAATTTGTTCCATTGCATGTGGCGTAGCGCAATTAGCAATTGCACTTGTGTTATCTTTAAGAAACTTATGGATTGCATTGATGTCACCTTTGGTAAACATTACAGACAAAGGTAGATCTGCGTAGTCAATGTAGTTGAGTCTCATGTTAGTTCTCCGTGGGTTATGTACTGCATTATTGCAGTGACAATAGTTAAAGTCATTAGTTACGTTACGTCACTATACTATATTACTCGGACGCTTTTGGTTTTCGTTTTGGTTTTATCGGTGGCGTTTCATACTTTTGAATGACGCACTGTATTTCACCAATAATAATATCTGAGTTAAGCTCGACGTAACGGTCGCACTCTTCGGGTGAATTGAATGCAACGAATGCAATCCAAATTGTCTTGAGCATGTTGTCTCCTAAGTTAGCAATGATAAGCATAGAAACAGTGCCGCGAAAAGCGACACTGCTGTGATGAGATCGAGTGGTGTTGGCATAACACCTCCTGTTGTAAACAAAGAAATAGGGCGACCGTTAAGCCGCCCTGATGGTTAACCCAAGATGCGCTTGAGTTCGTTGGCATCTCCAAGTCCATCTGATTTGTAAGTGCGCTTCGGCTTATGCGTCCAAACTTCGCCTTGTGTTACCTCGGTGTAAACATTCTTGTCTGCTTCGTGACGCTCTTGAAGCTCTGCTAACTCAGCCTCCATCTTGCGATAGAGTGAGATCTTCTTGCCGATGTTAATGTCAACAACTTCCTGTCCTGCTGATTCAGCAAGGGCTGCAAGCTCGTTCTTAGTTACTGACATTTGCTCTGACTTCCATTCGATAGAATTGAAGCTGGTGTAGCAAGCATCTCTGGCAATACTTATGCGAAGATATTCATTGTGGTCACCTTTATGATGGTTAATTACCGCTAGCTTGAGATCGAAAAGTGTAGGTGTAGCGTTCTTCTTAGTCATGTCTAGTTCTCCTGTGATGTGGTGCGAGGGACATCCCCGCAACACGGCCCAACATCCTCATGGCAAAACGCGACTCAAAGAGTCGTGCTTGCAGTTCGCATAGAATCCCCACAAGGCACAGCCAGTTACCTATCGCCAGCATTGCCACAAGTACAATGACCAGAGCTAAGAAAGGATTCGTCATTGCGAACTGTTTTGCCTTGAAGGATTTGGATCAGGCGTGTGCGGGGTGGCGCGAGCCTCCACTCTCAGGGGAACGCCAGATATGCCTAAGACAGGACGATGCGCCTTAAGCTTTTCGTTCTCAGGCTGGCGGTCTTTTAGTAGGCATCATTTTTAGAAGGTGGACCGCAATGAATACGCATAAGTATGGTCAGAGATCTTGCCGCCAGCTTTGGTTCTATAGAGTGGTAGTCTGAGCCAGCAACTAAGGACGGGCTTGTAGCCGAATCAGCAGGGCAGGAAGATGTTGCCATCGGCAAGTCACTCTATGCAAGATGGTGAGTTAGCGCTTCAAGTGCTCACGGAGTAGACTGTTTGCAGCGGGGTGACGCAAGGCTGGGCGCATCAGCAGGAGTGTGCTTGCACGTCAGATGCAAGGAGATGCCTATGAACTAGCGTGTCTTGGCGTCACCATCTAGGGCGCTTAGCGGTTGTGCTATTTATGGTGTCAACTGGAATAATCAGGTGTGACGTAGGGTAATTAGTATAGTTACGTTACGTCACTATTGACAACCAATGTAGGAATAGTGTCGTAATGGGGGGAGAGAGGGAGAGGGGGGCTAGTGAATGAGATATAAGCCCAAGTGTTTATACAATCCTTCTTTATGATAGCTT